TTTTTTATTATGCCTTTTCCAACCACAAATGCAACACAAGAGTTGCCAGCTATCAACCAAATACTTACATCCTGTGGTCAGGCTCCTGTAACTACACTAGACCAAACCAACCCGGAAGTTGCGATTGCCTATGATACACTGTTACAGGTGTCTAGAGAGGTACAATCCGAAGGATGGACTTTTAACAAAGAGTACCACTATGAGTTTAACCCAGATAACAACAAAGAAATACTCATACCAAATAATGTTATACAGATTAAGTTAACAGAAAACGCAGCAAACCAACCTTACCATGCGGTAAGAAGATCAGGTAAATTATACGACAGACAGAACCATAGATACACATGGGAAATTACACCAGTTGAATGTGATGTAATATGGGAGTTTGACTTTATAGATTTACCAGAACCGATACAAAATTATATTAAAGCCAGAGCTGCTACTTTAGTATCTGGTAGAATAGTAGGAGACGACGATCAGTACGCACGTCTACAGCAACAAGAAAGAGAATCAAGAGCTGTAGCCTTAGAGTATGAAACCAGTCAAGGACAGTTTACAATGTTCGGTCATCCACAAGACGCTCAGAACTACTATCAAAGTTATCAACCATTTCACGCTTTACAACGATAATGCCTTCAGTAACTCAGCGAGTTGACGATTATCTTGGTGGAGTATCTAGACAATCAGATGATAAGAAACTTCCCGGTCAAGTCGAGGAGTGTATCAACGGTTATCCTGACCCAACCTTTGGTCTAACAAAAAGACCCGGGTTTCAATGGTTAGGAAATCTAGGTACTGGCACTACTTATGACAACTCAAAATGGTTCTTTATTACAAGAACTGAAACAGAAAAATATATAGGATGTATTACACCAGCAACATATAATACTGCTACTCCTCCAGTTTTACAAACTAACGGAACTATTGCAGTATGGAACGCAGCAACTTTTGCAGCATGTAATGTCTACTTCGATGCTGTACCTTGGGCTGCAAGCCAAGCTTATGTTGAAGGAGATCTTGTACAGAATGATAGCGGTAAGGTTTATAAATGTACCAACGGTGGTACATCAGCTTCTTCTGGTGGTCCTACTGGTACAGGCTCTAACATATCAGATGGCTCTGTTAGATGGGCCTATCAACACAGTGGACAAGCTCAAGCATATCTTGCAGAAATAGACAAGAATCAGTATGATGTACTTACAATTCAAGATAAGTCTGTTATAACTAATAAGTTTAAAACAACTGCTGTAACTACTAACCCTAGTTTTACAGCTGGTAAACAGGCTACAGTTAAGATATCAGGTACATCAGTAGATACTACATATAATGTAAGTATAAGTGGACAAGCTATTTCAGCATATACGTCACCTAGTAATGCAACATACGATGTTGTTTTAACAGAACTTAAAAGTCGTATAGAAGCTTTAACTATATCTGGAGTTACTTTGACTGTAACTAAAGTAAAAGATAGTTTACACATAGCAAGTTCAGCTCCTATTACTATTACAGGTTCTGGTGGACCATTCAATACACAGTTAAATGTATTCCAAGATCAAGCAGCTACTCTCGATGACTTACCTAGTGAATCAAAACACGGTCATGTAGTTAAAATTATTAACAGTGGAACACTTACAAGTTCTTACTACTTAAAATTTGTAGCTACTGATGGAGTATCTGGTCCCGGTTATTATGAAGAGACCATCGGCCCCGGTATGTCTACAGGTCTAGATGCAGCAACTATGCCACATGAGCTGGTTAACGTAGCTGTAAATAACTTTGTATTTCAACGCTCTACATGGATAGAACGTAAGGTAGGTGATGATACTACAAACCCACACCCATCTTTTATTGGTAATCGAATACAACAATCTTTCTTCCATAATAATAGATTAGGATTCTTAGCTGCTGACACAGTTATTCTAAGTCAATCAGCTGACTTCTTTAATTTTTACTCTTCATCTGCACAAACTTTAACCGATGCTGATCCGATAGATTTAAGTGCAAGTACCATTAAGCCGGTTGCACTTCATAGTGTATTACCATCTACTCAGGGTTTAGTACTATTTAGTGCTAACCAACAGTTTTTGATGGGAGCTAACGATGGTGTACTAACACCAGCTAAAACAGTGATACGTACCATAGCTAACTATGAGATGGATACGATTATAGACCCTGTTGATACTGGTACTACGATTAACTTTGTAAGTAAAACACCTAGTTACACTCGTGTCTTTGCTATGGTTACACGTGGAGAAAACGAAAACCCACAGGTAGCTGACATTGGTAGAATTGTAAACGAATGGATACCATCTACAGTCGATACATTAATAGCTAGTGCTCAGAACCAGTTTATTGCGTTTTCAGGACAAGATTCAAGATACATATATTTCTTTAGATCATATGCAGAAGGTAAAGAGATAAAACTACAAACATGGTTTAACTGGTTAGCACCCGGTAATGTACAGACTATAGCTACAGACTCTGACGAACTGTTTGCTGTAACAAAACAAGGTGGACAGTTTACACTTAGCAAAGCTAGTTTAAGTCAAAGTCCAGAAGATGCTATTATTGTTAACAATGATGGTCAAAGACTAAATCCATGTATAGACTTATATGCTACAGCTGACTCAGTTTCATTTGACACAGCTGGTAACTTTAGTAAATGTTTTATACCATACAATGATGCTACTAACCTGACACCTGTAATAATCATTAAAGGTACTACAGCTACAGGTCAGTTTATTGAATCTGGATTTACTATATCTCCAGATCGTGTAGTAGAAAGTGGTAACACATATTTTAAAGTACCGTTTAAAAACTTGACAAGTATTGCTAGCGATGTTATAGTAGGATATAAGTATGACCTTGATGTGATACTACCGAAAACGTATTATAAGATAGATGATGATATGAAACGTAGTGACTTTACTGCTAATCTCACAGTAGCTCGTATGAAGTTTGCTGTAGGATTGTCAGGAGTTATGGGTTTTAAATTAAGATCTAAAGGTGTACGTCAAGGTAAACGTATCTATACAGCAGATGGTACTACTACAGAATATCCTTGGATTAATACTGATATAAATTATATTGACGATGACCAGATAAAAGTTAAACTTAATAATGTGGTGACTACAGGATTTACAGTTGATAGAACTGGAACTTTACCTAAAATTACATTAAGTTCAGCCGCTTCTGAAAGAAAACTACTGAGTGGTGATGGTTCTACTAAAACATTTGACTTAACTTTTACACCTAATAACTTTGATATAATGAAAGTTAAAATAGGTGGTAATAACTGGACAACCACTAACCCTATCGGAACATCAACTACATTAACTGAAGGTACAGACTTCACTATTAACGGTCAATTTATTCACTTTACAAGTGCACCAGCAAGTGGTACAAATAATATACTTGTCTACAGTGCTGATGAAATACTTATATACATTGATGAATGGTATAATTTAAATCCAGTAGTTAAAGCTGACCAGTATCTAGCTAATGATATACCTATATCAGATCATACTATATTTACATTACCTATACATCAGAAAACAGAAAACTTTACACTACGATTATTTAATGACTCACCGTTCCCTGTCTCTCTAAACTCTATGATGTGGGAAGGAATATACTCACCTAGATTTTACAGGAGAACATAATGGCATTACAATTTATAGCCCCGTTAGTAGGGCTTGGATTACAGATATATGGAGGTAATAAACAAAAGCAAGCTGCTAATCAAGCAGCTCAGGCTCAGAATGAAGGTGTCGAAGCACAATATCAATACGACCTCGCAGCTTGGGAGATGGCAAAAGAATCTGCTATCGCCAAGCGAGACTATGCTGTACAAGAAATAGAAGAGAAAGCTAGACAAGAAGGCTTACTTGCAGCACATAAAGATGCAGCAAATTTACAGACATATAATTATAACTTACAGATACGAAATCAACAGCAAGATCTGAATGAACGTATGTATGCTAAGTCTGAAGATATATTTGTCAATCAGCTTAACATCAATGCACAGAACGAACGAGCTGCACGAATGGATGAAAGACGTAAGTTACGAGAAATAGAAACAGAAAACAGATATCAACAGAACGAAGCTTATATAGATGCTTTAGAAGCTGAAGGGGCAATACGAGCAAGAGGACAGACAGGTAACACAGTTGACAGACAGAAGAGCGTAGCAGCGTTAGAAGCAGCTACAGCTATGTCTTTACTTAACCTGTCTCTTGACAACGCTACAGCGGCTTCTAGAAGTGCTATACAAGCAATAGGTACAGAACGTGTAGTCCAAGATCTTAACGCATATGCAGCTAAGATGTTAGATCCCGGTGTGATACCAGAACCAGTACAACCATTACCTACTCCACAAGCTACATTCTTATACCCAAGAGTATTTGAGGATTATGACTTCGGACCTGAGCCAATTAGAGGAGCTATGACTTCTCCATCAGCAGCGTCTGCACAAGTATGGGGTACAACTATCGCTGGACTTGCAAATCAAGCAACCAGTTTAATAAAAGCATTTGATATAAGCTAACTATGGCAACAAAGAAATACCTAACCAAGTACGCTAGGGGTGGTAATATCCAAAATACAAGGCTGAACGACGGCTTACGAGCCATGCAGATTCAATCGCAGACACAGACGTCAGCCTTACAGGATTTAAGGAATCAAGCAGCTAAACAAGCTGCACAATACAGCACAGGTTTAGATCGAGCTGCAAAAGTAGCAGAATTAAACCGTAAATTGACACGTGAAATAGAAGTAGAAACTCCTGAAAAGTTAAAGCTTGAAGCACTGAAACGTAATAATCTTACAAACCAAAGATCAGCTAAAACTAAACGGGATGAATACAATAAATTAGCTGGTGTATGGCAGAAACTATCTCCTACACTAGCTAAAAACTTTCAAGCTTTAGCACAGAAGACTACCGATTATTACCAGACTCAAGCTGGTATTGAAGAATACAACAAACTTGTTGAGGAAGGTAAGGTTGGTAGTATATCTGCTTTATATAAGAAAACAGAGAGTCAAGTAGATTTTTTAAAACATTCTCAAAACAGATTTAAAGAAGCTTCAGCTGCTGCAAAAGGAGATCTAGCTGCAAAGCAGAGATTTGACTATCTTACAAACACATTTGAAATTAATAATCCAATAACTAAAAAGTTATTCTTTCAAGATCTTACAAAAAACTTTGACGGATTTGAACGTGACTTTATTAAGTTTGCTGAACAACAAGGCATACCTGTAAATAAAAAAACTGTTATGAGCTTGTATCAGTTCCGTGCTATGGAAGTGATGAAGCAATTTAATATTAATCCTAAATCGGAACTTGGTTTTAAAATACAGAAGTTATTTAGACAAAAAGGATTTACTGCTGAAAACCAGCTTACACTTGGTGAAGATTACGAACGTAATACACAAGTTATAAATGGTTTTAGTAAACGTATTAAAGCTCTTTCTCATGATGATGCAGCACAGTTTTCACGTGCAGACTTTGACACTGATGCAGAATATGAAAGTGTCAAGAAAGCATTTTACGATAGAAAAAACGCATTATTTGTTGATGTAATATCTAGTGTTAATGCAAGACCTGTACAAAACAGAGATGGTAGCTATGCACCACCTGTAATACCTAACACTCGAGCTAACATCGTAGGATGGGCAAAGAGTGAGATGGATAACTACAATGATTTTCAGACATTCTTAGAGCATGTCATGGGTGTTACACCTGATAATCCTGACGGATATCTTATACCCGGTGCTGAAAAAGATACACCTAAAAATCATATACTTGCAAAGTTTCCATATCTAAGACAAGAACTATCTGATGACTTTGCTGAAAGATTTAGAAAGAAAGAGCAAGATCAGAATACACTTAACAAAGCTAGATTGCAGAATGATGCACTTAAGTATCAGCAGAGAATGAATGACGGATACTACAAAGAGAATCCTGACGCATTTTTTGCAGACTGGGAAGCATCTAATGGTAATCAATATGCTAGAGAATTATTTGCTGGTAGCCTAGGATTTAAGAGTCAGTACATAAATGCTGAAACACTCAGTTCTACAATCGTACAAGCATATAAAAGCGGTGACATGCGATTAGTATATCACGCATGGGCAGCTTTACCTGACGAACAGCAGAGGATAGGATTTATTTATGAAGATCTTAATGGTCTTGCACAGGCACAAGGTGTACAATTTGAAGACTTAGATGACCACATCAAAAAGCTTACAAATGCTACAATAGAAGAAGTAGAAAAGGATGGAGTTCTAGATAAAAGCTCTGGTCCATCAGCAGCTACTATGTCTGAGTATATGAGATCTGAGTTACTAGCACGTTATGCAGCTGACCGTAATGGTACACCAGCAGAAAGATTTGCACGTGCTAAAGAAAGTATAGATAAACAGCTAGGATATGTCAACGGTGTTCTTGTCAACTTTGACAAAGACGGATATCGTGGATCTGGTTTATTTAAACAAAAGCAAGGTAAATCTGGTGCATCAAATAAAGTTATATTTACACGATTTGCTGGAGAAAACTTTGGTAACATATCTAGCTTTGAGATTGACGCTACACTAGGTGATACAAAAGGACAGACAAGAGTTAACGGATTAATAGATTTAGTTGCAGAAGATATGGCATCTAATAAACCTACTATTAACAACACACACTTATACAATTTACTTAAGACAGGTAAGACAAACAATGCTTTGTTAAATAAGTTAATGGATGAGAGTGTACTACAAGGTGTACAGAAAGAAGATTTTGTAAATACACTGAAGAACACAGTAGATGCAGATGCTAGAACAAAGAAAGCAGTCATGCAATGGGGTGCTGACAAATGGTGCGACGAGATACTAGGTGCAAGAGCAGCTGGGATGTCGAACGATCAGAAAGCTTTACAAGTATGTGTAAACGCAATCGAAGCACAGTTTGATATGCCTGCATGGGAGTTTCTACTTAACGCTAAAAATAGAGAACAGCTACAGAACTAATGGAAGAAGAAACATACGTTCCCGGCGAACTGGTCGAAGAGGAACAACAAGCCAAATCAGCCCAACCTGTATTCCCTGCTCCTTTCGGATACAAGTTTGGTAATAGCTCTGTAGACTTATCTATAGAGGACAACCATACCACTATGAAAGACGAGTATAATACATGGTGGAATGAAAAAGGAGACGAAAGGGACAGATTACAGGAAGAGTTTAATCAGAAATACTTTGGCATGTCTACTCAACAAGTTAGAGATAACAAACGTAGCCAAGCACTAGAAGATAACAATCCACTTAAGAGATTAGATAATACATTTCAAGGTCTATCTGCACCCGGTCTAGGACTAGCTGACTTCGTAATGGATGCAGCTGGTACAATTATACCCGGCTTTAACAAGATAGACGAAAAGTACGATCAAGTTACAATGCTTGATAACCCTACACATCAAGGTATTAGACGTATATCTTCTATTGTATTACCTTCTATTATAGGTGGTAACGCAATACAAGGACAGCTTAACACTAGATTAGCTGGTGGTGCATTGTTTAGCAAACCTTGGTTTACAAAGCTAGCAGCTAGCATGGCTGCACACGGATTCGGAGATGCTACTATATTAGGTCTCAGTGATGTTGGTGAAGATGACACTTTGACTGATACATTAGTACAAATGTTTCCTGATACGTTTGGACCAAAGGGTAGACTACCTTTACCACAGTTATTTCAGACTACTACAAGTGACAGCCCCGGTGTAAGAAAGGGTAAAAACATGCTAGAGTCTGCACCATTTAGTATATTTGGTAGTGTACTTGGAGCATTTATTGACATCAAAGGTGGCCACAAGACCATGGACTGGATGATACCGCTTGATGAAAATGCAGCAGCTTACAAGCAGCTTAACATACAGATGGGTGGTGATCCTGACAAACTAATACGTATCGCTGAAATAGATGAACTATTATCACTAGGTAATAAAAATCTAAGTCGAGGTATGGAAAGACAGCTTATTAATGAGAAAATAGCATTAGAAGAATCTTTAGCTAACATTGATAATATGGATGACTATTACCGTAGATATGAATATTTAGAGGATGTAGAAACACAGGCAGCTATTGAAAGAAAAATTGCTAATAACTTTGAACAGTTAGAACTTAACATTAACGGGCTAGATCCTGACTTAAATGCTGATATACTTGATGATGCAGCAAAAGCAAAACAAAGCGTACCTCCCGGTAACGTAGCACGTAATATCGCAGATACTACAGCTATTAAAACTGGTGCATCTAAAGGAGATCCAGCACCTATTATTACAGATTCTATGAGACGTAAAGGTCTTATGGTAGGTTCAACAAGTCGTGATGCTGTAATGGGTGTAACGGAAGCTGCAAGAGATGCTGGTAGATTTGATGCTATTGTAGATGGTATTAGATTTAGTGCTAAAGAAATGAACGCAGCAGCATGGGGTATATATACTGACATTATAGATCCAAATAAAACTGTCGATGACATTAGAAAACTATTCTTAATAGATAGAGATGTTAAAAATTTAATGTTAGGTAAGTTTAAAGTTGAAGTTATAAACGAAGATCAGGCTAGAGCAGCAGCGTTTGCTATGCGTGATCTTGTTGACAGATTCTTAGGCAGAGAAGTGACAGCATCATCTGGTAGAGTTATGGATACTCTAGGTAGAGAAGCTGCTACTATTGCTCAGTCAATTACAGACATGGCTCCATACATAGATGATAACAGAGCTATGGATGTTGTACTCGACAAGCTACTATTCTTAATGGATGAGTATGCACTTAACAAGTATTTATCTGGTTGGTCATTACGTAACAAAAACTGGTTTGACCAAATGCCACCACGTACTATGGAAGAAGGTATAGAAACATTGTTATCTGAATTTAAGACAGCAGAAAACTCTATACATGCTAAGAATATAAAATTTACAAACGAACTAAAACGATTACGAGAAGTAAATCCCGCTGCTTTACGTCCACTAATTGACGCATATGCACACACTAGAGGTGATGTAGATAGTCTTGCTAAACTATATAAATGGGCAGCAGAACAGATTACACCACTTGGATTACTTAAGAGTCCTGACCCTAAAAACATGAACTTGTTTGCTAAGGGTGCATGGGGTGTTAGATATAACAATATGTTATCTGGTATATCAGCATTTAGAGCTGGTATAGGTAACGGCTCACAGCTTATACTAAGACCAATCACAGCTGTACTAGGTCATGCTATTAAGGGTGACATGGATGGTATACTTAGAACTATATATTATAATGGTGCTGTATGGGAAACTAACAGACGTGCATTAACTGACGCATATGAAATGATGAAGAAAGTTAACCAAGATCCTAATGCTATGTTAAGTGCATTTCGTAAAGATTATGTATTTAAAACAGACAAGGCTTGGGACATCATGGAAGATGTTGCAAAGTTATATGAGAAAGATGGTAACTGGGGTAGAGCATATCAGCTTAAAACAGCAGCTACTCTAACTCAGATGTCTAAAATGAAAGGGTTACGTTATGGTATGACAGCTATGGTATTCCCCGATGTCTTTACTAATACTCACAACGCACATTACTATTCACGTGTTAAAGCATATGAAGATGTATTTAGTGAGTATGGTTTTGCAGACTGGCAGAAAATCTTTGAAGCTGAAAACAGACATTACAAAAACTTTTTTGATGAGAACGGATTAGTTAAGGACCAAGTATTAAAGTCATTCTCAGGTGAAATACAACTTAATCTAGATGACGGTGTAGCTAGTTATCTTACAGAAGCTACTACAGCATATCCTATACTCAAAGAATTACTAGCCTTCCCACGTACTGCATCTAACTATGTTAAAGCTGCATTATCTTGGACACCTATAACTCTTATACCCGGTATCAATAAGTATTCTAAAACTATATATGCTAAATCAGCAGACGATATAGCAGCAGCACTTATGGAACATGGTATAGATGCAAGTAAAGAACCATTTGCAGATGCTATCTTTAAACAGATACAAGCTGAGTATGTAGGCAGACAAGCTTTTAGTAGTTTACTTACAGCTACCTTATGGGGTTATGCTATGGGTGGTAACATTCGTGGTAATGGTCACTACAACGCATCTAAGCGTAACAAAGAAAGAGACGAAATGGGTTACGTACCTAAGACTATACGTATCGGTAATAACTGGTATAGTTATAAAGGTCTGATTGGTGTTGAACATATACTTACACTCATGGGAGATCTTGCATATTATGCAACTGACATGGATGAGCATATGATAGAAAACTTTATGTCTAAAGCTACATGGACTATTGGTGCAACATTCTTAAATGAATCACCATTGACTATGATAGAACCTTTGTTTGACGCATTAAATGGTAACGAACGTGCATGGGCACAGCTAGGAGCTGGTCAGACATCTTGGATACCAGCAAGTGGATCTCTAGGTGTACTTGCTAAAGCTATAGATTCTGCACAGAAAGACTTAGCTGGTGAAGTACAATCATTCGTAGCTAACAGGCTACCCGGATTCAGAAACATGCTACCAAATCAAATAGATATATGGACTGGTAAGGCACTTAACGACATTGACAACCCAGTACTACGTGCACTTAATGCAGTTAGTCCTGTTAAGGTAAGTGGTACAAATGAGCCATGGCGTGTATTTTTACGTGAGATACGTTATGATGGTCTTAGCATGTTGAAGATGGATAGCACTGGATCATACGAATGGAAGCCAGAAGATAGAGAACAGATAAATAAATACATAGGCGAACAACAGTTATTTAAACAAGTTGAACGCTTAATGAAAAACAAAAGGTATCAGAAAGAGATTAATGCTTTACTAACGTTTAGACGATCTAGTATCAGAAGAGCTGATGATAGAATTAAACTTAAAACTGAACTACTACCTATACATCAAGAGCTAAACATGATTATACGTGAAGCTCAAAAACTAGCAGAGGCTCGATACCTCAGCGAAAATCCTAACATTGAACAATCTATTATTAATGCTCAACTTGCAAGAGATGAGATGAAAGTAGGTAACGTAGATGAAGCCGCCAACATACAAGAGAGGGATTTAAAAACACGAGAACTAATTAATTACGGTAACTAATATGAGTGCTGTTACACAAAACGAATACACAGGTAACGGGAGTACAACTACGTACTCCTTTACATTTCCATATCTTAAGGAATCAGACATTAAAGTAAGTCTTGATTCGGTTGTTACTACGGCATTTACTTTGCCAAACGCAACAACCATACAATTTAATACTGCTCCCGGTAGTGGAGTTAAAATCAAAATATTTAGAGAAACCAGTGTTGATGATCTAACAGCAACCTTTTATGCTGGATCAGCTATCAAATCAGAAGATCTTAACGATAACTTTACACAAAACTTATTTGTTACACAAGAGGTAAACCAGAGAGCTATGAGTTCTCTTGGTGCTACCATGACTGGAGCATTGGAGATAGGTTCTCAAGGTTCTCTTAAATTTGAAGGATCAACTGATGATGCAAACGAAACAACTCTTACAGTTACTGATCCTACTGCCGATAGAACTATCACACTTCCTAATGAATCTGGTGAGGTTGTTCTAGATACATTACCATCTGCTAAGATATTTGTAGGTGATAATACTAATAAAGTTTCAGAAGTTACAGTTACTGGTGACATTGCTATTAGTAATACTGGAGCAACTACAATTCAAAATGATGCTGTTGAAACCAGCATGATTGGTGCGAATCAAGTTACAACAAGTGAAGTAGACGATTCACTTACAAATACTAATATTGCTACTAATGCAGATATAGCAGTTAGTAAATTAGCCCCGGGTACAACAAGACAGGTATTACAAACTAATTCTAATGCTGATGGAGTTGAGTTTACAGATAGTTTAAATTTACAAGGAACTCTTCAAGTAATAGGTAATACATTTTTAGATGCTAATACTAATGTGGCAGGCGATCTAAAAGTACTTGACAGTAACACTGAAAGATTTAAAGTTAACAAATCCAACGGTGAAGTAACAATAACAGCTAGTGATGCTACAAGTGCCATTACAAAAGTTTTAGTAGAAACTGGAGATGATAATAAAATTCAACACGGTAACGCTGCTTCTGTACGTACATTTATAAATGTAGAAGATGGAGCTACAGCAGACCAGTCTGATGACGAAATAAAAACTGCATACGAAAACAATGCTGATAGAAATGCTTACACAGATTCAGAAAAAAATCTTGTTACGTTTCTTGCAGGCACTGATACATCACCGGCTACACCTACAACATCTAGTGTTCAAAATCAACTAAATAATAAGCAACCATTAGACGATGAGCTTACAACTCTATCTGGCATGCAGGCAGCAACAGCATCTAAACTTGCTGCTGGTACTGATCTTACATCTGACATTGCTGATTTGAATATCGTTGATGGTATGACTAAGGCTACGTCTTTAACTGCCAATAGTGATACTGAGTTTCCAACATCTAAAGCTGTAGCAGATCACGTTAAAGATGTTGTTGATTCTGTTGGTGGTTTTAAAGTAATAGCAAATAAAGATTCATTCCCAACATCACATCCAGATCCAAAAGGTGATGCTGGTATGGTACTAAGTCTCGTAGATGCTGACGGTCTTACAATAGACGAGAATGGAGTTAGTGGTAATGCTCAAGCTGGCGGTTCAACTGTAACTATTACTGGATTCCCTACCAGTGTAAGGGGTGGTGCTACTAATGTAAACGGTACTACAAACGCAGCTACTCATACATTAACTGGAGATTTACAGCTTTTAGTACAGACAACGACTACTCTGCATACTTATACTTTTTATAAGTTTGTACCTAACGACTCAGACGTACTTAAGTTAAGTGATGATATTAACCAATTTAATGCGAGATACCGTGTAGGAAATAGTAACCCTACTAACAGTTTAGATGCTGGAGATTTATTCTTTAATACAGCTACATCTAAGTTATTAGTTTATAATGCAACAAACAGTGCATGGGAAGAAGCTCAGTCTATAGGTAACTTCTTTATATCTACATTTAGTGAAGCATTTGATGGTAGCAGAACACAGTTTACTCTATCTAATGCACCAGCTAATGTACAACAGATACTACTATCAATAAACGGTGTTATACAAAAACCCGGTACAGCCTTTACATTATCAGGCTCGACAGTTACACTAGCCTCAGCTCCAGCATCAGGTACAGAGTACTTTGCTGTAGTTATGGGTAGTACAGTTAATATAGGTCAACCAAGTGATAATACAGTAGATACTGATGTTTTAATGTCAGGAGCTGTAACTAACGCTAAGGTATCTAGTGCAACAAGTGATCGTATAGCTGGAAGTAAAATTACTCCAGATTTTGGATCTCAAAATTTAAGCACTACAGGAACTGCTGCAACTGGAGCTTTAACCGTAACAGGAGCTATAGCTTCAACTGGAAATATAGAAATAACTAATAACGGTCCCGGAATTACCTTTACTGATAGCGATCATGATAATGATTTCTACATTCAAGTACAGAGTGGTAATTTTAATATTGTAGATTCACAAGCAACAACTGCTTCACCAGCTGTAGATTACAGATTAAAGATTGATAGTAACGGTAACATTAATGCAAACGGAAACTTAATCGTGCATAATGGTTACTTTCAAATGATGGATCAAGATATTTATATACCATCTGCAATTAAACATAATGGTGATGATAATACTAGCATAAGTTTCCCTGCTGATGATGTAATTCAACTTACTACAGCAGGTCAAGATAGGGTTGCAATAGGTTCAACTGAAGTTGTAGTCAATGATCCGGGAAATGATATAGATTTCAGAGTTGAAGGGGATACTAACACACATGCCTTATTTGTTGATGCTTCTGGTGACAATGTTTGTATAGGAACATCTACACCCGGAAATTCTAGTGCAGACGATTTAACTATACAAGCTCCTAGTGGAAGTGCAGGTGGTATTACAATTCGTTCTGACTCAGATCAAGGTAGTTACATATATTTTGCAGATGGTACAAACGGAAATGAACAGTATAGTGGTTTCATTCAATATCTACATGGTTCAGATTACTTTAATTTCGGAACCGCAGGTCAGGATAGATTTATAATTGGGCCTCAAGGTCAGTTTGGAATTGCTGGTACAAACTATGGTAATTCTGGTGAAGCATTAGTTAGTCAAGGTAGTGGTGCAGCTCCTCAGTGGGCATCAGTTTCTAGCGTAACTACAGGAACGATGACTAATGTTGACTCAGCAGGGGCCAGTCAAGTTTTTAGTGGTATACCAGCCAATGCAACTCTTGTACGTGTTCTTTATCAAAACTTATACGCCACTGGTGGTGGCCGACCAATGTTTAGAGTAGGTCATTCTGGATCAGGTGGAACAATTTTAACTTCTGGTTATAAAGGTTTCTCAGGTTATTGGTATAGAAATTCAACTACTTTTGGAGTAAACTCTGAAACCAATTCAACTTTTATTCCAGTAGTACATGGTGGTTGGAATCACAGCTCTTATCGTTGGAATGGATACTTAGAATTAGTAAGAGTTAGGCATAATAGTAACAACACCAGTCAACTTTGGATTTCACGTGTCTACAACCATGAAAATAACTCAAACTATTGGGGTTCTGTTGGTGGTACACAATATAATGTAGAGTTTTATAATCAAAACCAAATTTACATGGGGGATAATATTGCTTTAGATAGAATAGAAGTAAATGCAAACGGCTCAAGTTCTGGTGAAGATCTAAGAGGAAATGTAACCCTTCAATATATTACATAAATTATGGCAAAAATTATAGACTGTATAACAGGATCAGTTATAGGTGAAATGGAAACACCTCCTGTTGAAAATAAAGATCTTGAACGTGCATGGGCAAATTTAAGAGCAAAACGAAATATGTTATTAGTTGAAACTGACATTTACGGTTTATCTGATAAAAGAATGACAGTTGAAATGAAAAACTACAGACAAGATTTACGAGATCTACCAAGCAGGTATTCAGATCCAGCTGATGTTGTCTGGCCTACAAAACCAGAATAAATATGGCATTAACAAAAATAGAGTCAGCAGGGTTAGCTAAACCAGTAGATCTTGTTGAAACAGAAAAAATGAGATTTGGTGATGACGCAGATCTTCAAATTTGGCATCAAGGAAATAGCAATATTCTTGGTAGTTCCGGAGTTATGTATTTACATAATACTGGAGCTAGTGCAACTGATCTTGATGTTAGAGCACAAAATGATATTCTTTTAAAACCTCAAAATGGTGCACAAGGAATAAAAATTATTGGTGAGGGTGCAGTAGAGCTTTACAATGACGGAGTTAAAAAGTTTGAAACTACAGACACTGGTGTAAAAATCCAGAGCGGTCTATTAGAAATAGCACATACATCTTGTCATGTTGACTTTATGGAAACCAGCACCACAAACCATAGACTAAGAAATGGATCAGGTAATTTTCATATACAAAGAATTAGTGATGATAAAAATACAACAACCACACAGTTTCTCGTAGATGGTGGTACTGGTGCTGTAGAGCTATACCATAACGGAACTAAAAAATGTGAAACTGCTAGTAATGGTTTGAAAATGGCGTCGGGTCAAGGTATTGACTTTAGTGCTTATGCAACATCAGGCAATCCTTCAAGTAATCTTTTGGACGACTATGAAGAAGGAACTGCAACTTTTTCATTACAAATTAATGGTGGTGACTGGAGTGGTGTTTCATATTCATACAATACAGCTCCATACATAAAAATTGGTAAATTGGTATTTTGTCAAATATCTATGTTTGCAACAAATTTAGATAGTACAAGTGGACCCATAGCTATTGCTGGTCTGCCATTTACTGATGGTGGTGGCGGTGGTTATAGAGAGCCTTCTTTCTTAGCCGGTAATCATCCCGGAGGTACATTGCCAGCTGTAATTTTTGGTGCAGTTCATGGTAATGGTACAAAAATATCTCTCAGAAAAGCCGGTAGTTCTTCCTTGAATGGAAATGATCTTGGAGGTACATTTTGGATGCACGGATCAGTTACATATACATCAACTTAGACGGAGATTAATTTTAATGGCATTAGCTGAATCAATAGAATACGACAAGATAGAAGTTGTCGGTCAATACAAAGCGGTACAAGTCCGCAAATCAAACATCATCAAAAAAGATGACAAAGAAATAGCAAGATCTTATGAAAGATATGTATTACATCCAGATTCTGACATAAGTAAAGAACCTACAGAAGTTAAAACAATATGTAATGCAGTCTGGACGGATGCAATAAAAGAATCGTGGAAAACATACCAAGCATCCGTATCCCCATAGTAGAACGAATAGAAACTATATCTATACCTTTACCTACTGCTGACGTACCGAGTTATGTACCTTTGATTGTACCTCCTAGTGATTTACAAGAACCAGAAGGTACAAAACCTGTAGAGACTGTTGAACCTCCACCTGTATTAAACTTACCGGGGTTGCCACCTATTCCAATACCGCCAGCTGAAGTATTAGGTCCTACAGTTATCACAGCTGTTACAGCCGTAGCAGCAACAACTGTAGCAACTCCTATCATACAGGATATTAAAGAAAGAATAACGAAGTTCTTAAATAATAAAATAAAACAATGGAAAGAAAACCGGAAGAAAAAAAAGGACTCTTTACAAAGCTCAAAGAAAACATAGATGACCATGATGAACAGATGCAGATACTAGGTGCGATGGTGCGTCTAGGCGTTGTTATCTGGTCAGGATTTATTATAACTCTTAATTATGTAGAGTTACCTATGGTCAAAAAGTCGGGTGCTTCAGCGGATATCACTTTCGTAGCCAGCGTCTTTACGGGTGCACTTGCCACATTCGGTTTGACCACAGGAAATGGCAAAAAAGATAAAGAACAAAAACCAAAGACATGAAGAAACTGATTCTTCTCTTAGCATTGTTATCACCCGCAGTTGCAAGAGCTAATACTGTCA